GGCCTCCATGGCCGCCCTGTCCCCTGCCGCGTAGGCCTGGGCAAGCTCCTGTTCCCGGGCCGCCTGCCATGCGAAGCACGCTTGAATGTGTGCTTCCCCGGTGTGAGCGGTCGCGCAAAATGAGAATTTTTGTCACTGAAAATGAGAAAGGCCCCGTGAGCAGAATTTCTCATTTATCATGAAAAATACTTCAGCGCGGCCCATCAAATCGCCACCCCTGCAGACCACCCAGCCGCCTTGTATGCGCTCAACTTTTCCTCATCCTCGATGTACGCCACCCACCCAAGGCGCGGCACGTAGAACACCCAGGCCGAACCGGACCACACCGCGACCTGCCCGCTCTTACCAGCCCACGTACCTGTGGCCGCTGCGGCGACGATGTAGGTGTCTCCCGTTGCTGGTGATGCCGGAGGTGTGGCCAGGTCGCGGTCCTCGACCGAGAGGTGGACACCGACCCTTGCCAACTTGAGCAAGTTCGCGTCCATGCCGACGTTCCAACCACTTTCGCCAAGGGTCCAGCCATGCTGAAGGCCGAACCTGGTTTCTGTTTGTGCTGGCACTTTACCCCCTCCACTTTTCCGTTAGATGATTAAACACAAAACTACGCACCTCTGTGGTAGGTTTGCCAGGAATGGCCACGATCTCTCCCAAAAGTCCCTTCATATACGCACCGCTTTGCTGGCCAATAACCAGGAAGCCGTCCCCATTTTCCGCGATGCCGCCGGTCAAGCTGTTCGTCGTTGGGGTCTGAATCACATCATCAACATACAGTGCGGGAGATGTTGCGTTTGCTCCAACCTCCCACTCACAAATACAAACAGCGCCCCTAGTAAGCGCCCCCGTTCTTCTGTATTCGCCTCTACCTGCATGGAAGAGCCTCATATCAGACTGCGCGTCAACGCCCCACCCTGCGCCTGTGTTGTCCACATGTAGGCTGACTCTCGTGGACATAACAAAATCACTATAAGAGGCTTCACCGTCGCCTTTAAATACCGCAAAAACAGTAAAAGAGCTGTTAACAGCCATTCCTGGGACTTTTGACAAAGGCACATAAAGGGATTGCGATCCATTAAACTTTAGTGCGCTTCGCCCGTTAATGGCGTCCGCTTGAAGGGGGGGCCGCGCGGCGGGAGAATCCTGAGCAAACTCCCTATCGCTCCCAAATTTGTCTCGTATAAACCAATCATCAGACAAAAGGCTCAATGCGTTGCTATCACTCGCGTCAACCCAAAATATCACATCAGAAAGGCCGCCCAAGGAGGCCGAATATCTGGATGGCTGGGCTGTTCCAAACGGAAACTGCGGCGGCGTGAAGTCCGCTGTGTGACGAACTCTCCACCCACGAGTTATTCTTAAAGAAGGACCGCGGGCATGAAGCCATTCGCTGTTGACGCCGTCTTGTTCACGCCCGATTTGCAAAGGCGAAGATGACAACAAGCCCTGGCCAACACTTCCAGAGCCAGCCAGCACCCCGTCAATGAAGATGCGACAAGTCCGATATACGTCTATAGAAACCTCAACGTGGTGTAGACCCGCAGATATTGTCCCTGTGGAAGCCAGCGATCCGCCTCCAGTCATCAACAAGCGAATCGTGTTATTAGACTGAACATGGATGACACATCCTGATGTAGCGGTTGGCGGGCGCGTTCCAACTAGGCCCATACGCTTACTCGTACCGTCAAAATATACCCACGCGTCAAATGTAAAAACGCCCCGTTCAATACGGTTTGCTGTAGCGTTCGGAATGGTGAGGTAATCTCCCGTCCCATCAAATTTAATAGCTGGATACCCCAAAAGCGTGTCAATCTGGGTATCGCCAAAACGAGAAACAACGGCCCCCTTTGAATCTGTGAAAGTTGTCGAGCCGTGCGCACCTTCCGCATTAATGCACAATACAGTCAGGTCCCATAAGTAATCATAGCTTTGTGCAGTTACCGTAACCGTTAGCGTTGCGGACGCCTCTTGTGCGCCATCAGACGCAGAGTATTCCACGCTAGTGGTTTCTGAGTCTTCTCCTGTCAGAGCATCAAAGTCGCCGTCAGGGTCAAAAGAAAACGTACCGTTCGCGTTGATCATAAAAATTCCACCGGCAGACCCGGCAACAGCCGCGCCTACGTTGCCGGCCAAACCATTGACCTTGGATACCGCGTCTAGCCCAGGCGCGTCATTGAGGAGGACGTTCCCAGAAACCGTCCCAAACTTCCAGCAAGAGGCCGCGTCTGGTGCCGCCGCAAAAGGCGTATGGGCAAACATATGCGTCCACTTAAAGAAGGAGCTCAACCCGGACCTTACAGACCACAACTCTAGCAACACGTTTCCGACGAAATAGTTATTTAATACGGCATTATTATCCACTACTCCGGACAATACGGCCAACTCTGCTTGCGTATCTGCGCGAAGAAGGCGTCCAAAATAGGTCACGCCGTCCTCTGGCCCTACATCGGTATCGGCCCACGCAAGAACATCAGCGCCCGTTTGCTGAAGACGATCCCTATGAGACCAGGTCAGCTCCAATCTCACGGTGTTTGAAATAAAAGTTGGGTAATACTGACCATTTATCTTTATATTAGCAGGAGGGTATGGCCGACCCGCCCGTTTATTCATGCTCACTGTGTCCACAGGAGCATCCGCGATTGGTAGCGGCCCCTGATCCGAAATCGGCAATACTTTTACATCCAGTTCATCTCCTTGAACGTATTCCACTTCATCGCTTATGTAATAACCGTCCCAAACAACGACCCACGCGTTGTCCGCATGAAGCGCCGGGTGGGTGTCTAAACACCCGCGCCTAATTGTGGCCGTGTTGTTTATTATTTCTTCTATAAAAACGATCTCGTCATCTATCTGGGCAAGACTGCCAGGACGAAAAACATCAAAGTCCACAACTTCTTTTATCGTAATAGTGGTGTCGAGCCTGCCCATGGCCCCGTCAATTTTGGCGTATGTACAAAAATCCAAAGTCCCACTTTCTGAGTATCCCGCCCCAGAGTCGACCTGTAGTTCTGCGTTTATCTCAGCGCCCTGACGCCCAGCAGCAACCATGAGATAACCAAGTTCCGGCATTCCTGCTAACTTACTTTGGGCACCGGCCTCCCCCAGCTCACGCACTATTTCGTAGTAAGGCATTTCAATGGCCAATCTTGGCAAGGCCGGGGTCGGGGGCGCTGAGGGGTCTTCCCACTCTGTCGGTTCAACCTCAACATATGTAATGTCCGGCAAACCGAACACGTCTTGGACGGATGAAATACGCACTACATTTTCCACGCCGTCGCCCAAGGCGATCTCTGTGACGCGCATAATATAGGATGTGGTCACTCCAACCCCAGCCTCGTCCACTTCTTCCCAATTCCACTTGAAACAATCTCCGATATTGAGCCCAGAAGCCTTGCGGTTTGCGTAAATAGTCGCTGATATCATCGGAGTAGAAAGGGCCTTCAAGTCGCGTGACGCAACTCGTGAAGCCAATGAGGCGTTCGTAAAGCCGGGGTACTCCACGTTGGCCGGAACAACGGCACCCTGCTGTTGGATCATAGCAAGATTTTGAAGGGTGACTGTTTCGGTTTGACCGGATTCGTTTGAATTATAGGTGACTGTTACCTCGTTTATCAACTCCGCTAAGGTCTGCTTGGAATAGTTTTCAACTTGAACTATATTGGACTTATCCAGAACCAAAAGCGATGCTTCATTATAGTCTCCACGAATTAACCTCAGCACGAACTTTCCAGTACTGCGATTCACATAAAGCGCTGCGTCTATGTGACGAAGAATCTCGCCAACAAAATCCTCTATACTGGTCTGTTGGCTCCATAAAATGGAAATCCCCATCTTTTCAGAAAAAAGAACATCAGCCGCAGCCATAAAAGACGCATCGTCAATATCCGACTCTGGATAGCCCATTCCCCAATTTGCGTCTGTTAAACACTCCCGGATGATATGGGCGGGGTTCATGTCGGCGTATCCAGACGATATGCTTTGTGATTGAATAATTCCGTAAAAATAAGTGTTATCTATGTTTGGATTTCTGGGTTCAACATCGTACTCATTCAAGCACAATATACATAGTTCATTATCTCCAGCATATTGGTATTGTGGCGGTATTGTAATTGTGTACGGTATTCCACTTGGTGTCGCGCTTTGATCGTTATTTGCGTTTACTGTTCCGACTAGAACCCCGTTTAAATAAAACAAGGCGCCGTTTTCAATATATCCAGAAATTACAATATTGGTGTTGCCAGAAGCCGAAATCGTTTTTCGGAGCCACAGACTCGTGTTCCCGTTCACCCATAACGTATTGATCGGATACACGGGCTGAAGGCCGCCTTGCGAAGCAGCGTACCCAAACGGTGCCGGTTCTTCACCGCCCCATCCGCCAGTAGGCACCTGTATTGCGGCTATAGCCGCAGGTGTAGAGGTGTCGTAAACAAAGGATTTCAACTGGCTTTGAAATGTCGTAGTGGCAGGATATGAAGTTTCCTCAAACACATACCCAATCATGGCTTTTCCGATATACCATTGCTGTGCGCCATTGGAGCGGACATTGATACGCTGTATCATCCACGCCCAGTCTTTGAGATAGGGATTTAGGCCGATGTAGACCTGCCTTAAAATAGCACAGGCCACGCCCCTAAACGCGGGGAGTAGCGACGCGCCGAGTTTTGAGGCCAGATAGCCGTTTTGGCCCTGATCCGGCTTGCCTGACGCAAAATCTATTAGCCCGGATATGCCGCCCTCTCGCTTTTCCCCTCCAAACAAATCTGGCTTGTTAATGCTGATCGTGCCGTGAGCCACGCCGCCCTTCCACGCCTCTTTGCCGCCAACTCGAATGCGCACGAGCTTGTCAACAGGGCCATGGCACAGCGCCATATGCATACCGACGTAATACTTGTAACCGACCGTGACCTTTTTGCTACTGCCGCCCATACGCTACTCCTGCTCTGCTCGCGCTGTTGCGGCCACTTGGAGGGCCATAGCATCTCCTGTTTGCTCCAGGGCCTCCACGGGCAGGCCTTCGCGTAAAAACTCAGACCAATTCAGGCCATGGCGGCCGAAGAATGCCCGCGCTCCACGAGAGCACATTTTGCATTGCCGGACGTGGCGCATCGTAAATTTGACTTCGCTCATTTTTTGCCGCCCTTCTTTTTGATCGCAACGGGTTTTATGTCACCGTACCATACAATGTTCTGGCCTGTAATTTCGCGTGACCCAAACAGCACCGGAATTTCGCCACCAGCTGACGCCGTGGCCCTTGCCTCAACCTCTCCTGGCTTTGGAGAGTCGAATTTCACCTTCGGCCTGGTGAGGTATGAAATAACCAGTGAAGCAACGAATAGCGCTAATTGGACCCACATTACACAAGGCTCCTTCCATCAAAAGGATTGCGGGAAGGTATCCACGGCCACCCGCCGAAGTTCAAAATATTACCAAACCGACCCTGGCACGTTTCGCGGTTGCGGCCGCAGCCTGGATAGAGCATCAGGTCCGCGCCGCCGTACCACAGTCCGTAGCTCTTGCCGTCGCCCGTCGCCCCCACATACTGAGCCAGGACCGGGGCCGGGCTCGCCAAGGTTATGGATGACCCGGAATGCGCAGAGATGAAGCGCATGGTGCCGTCAGCCAGGGCCAAGAGTCCGCCCAGGAAATACCCGTTGGGGTGCGCTGCCGCCTCCGGGATTGTGATCACGGTGCGCGCCGCATTGACCGCTGAGACTGACCCAGGCACGGCATAGGCCGCCTTGTCCACCCCGCATTGCTGCGAG